CGAACCATATTCTTCTTGCCGCGCCAGTCCACAGAGCCAAGTGCGTTCTTACGCATCCGTACCACGGCCGCGATGTTAAGCAGCCCGACGCGCTCCTTGTGCTCCGCTGTCTCCTTCAGCCATTTCATCGTGGCGCCGCGCGCCGCCGCGCGACTGCCGCCATTCTTCTTCTTACCGTTGACGATGTTCTCGACCTCACGAATGATGGCCTCGTCATCGAATGCGCTTTTGAGAAGACAATCTCTTATGGTCATAGGGTTGCACAGCCTTTAACAATTTCGATGGCCTTGGTGTACTTCGCGGCCTCTTCAAAGTCTTGCACGTCATGGCCCTTGCCGCGTAGTGTGGCGACAACGTCTGCCATTTCCTTTGCGGCCTCTTCTTCGGGCGTTAGCTTAGGCTTTGCCGGTTTCGTTGACTTAGCCTTGCCCTTAGTCTGCGTTGCTTGACTAGCGGCCTCTGCCTTGGCGGCGTTCTCGCGGCCCGCCACGCCAGTCTCCCTGGCAAGGTCTACCTTAAGCTCCTCGGTCTGCTTAGGACCATCAGTCAGAGGCTTGTCCATGCGTCCGTGAGGACTGGACTCGGCGGGGGCAGGCTTCTGTGGCCCAGGCTGCATTGTGTCGTGAACAGTCTTGCTTAGTTCCTCGCGCGTCTTGGGCGGGTCCTTTATCAGGGCGTCGACGACGCTCTTATGAGAGCCCTTGGGCACCGTCTTGCCAACTGTGGCCGCGTGGTGCGGAGATATGGCGCCCTTCTCGACCGCGTCGAACGCGTCGTCGTCAAGCGCGGCAAGGTGCCGGGCCCAGCGGTTCTTTTCTGCGCCAGTCATGGCTTGGTCAAGCACTTCGGGATGTTCCCTTAGTACGCGAGCCGTATCAACGGCAGAGCCGGAGCCCTCAGTGACGTTTTTCTTTGCGGCATAGGCGCGAACCTTGTCCGACGTCCATCCGTCCTTCTCTTTAAGCACTATGACGTCTTGGTCAGGAATATCAGTGCCCTTGGCACGAAGGTCCTTGGCGAGCTTTGTCCTCTGCCGGCCGTCGCCCACCTGCCGTGTGCCGTCAGCCTTCTCGAATACCACCATGGTGCCAGCGGCCTCTTGGTCCCAACCCTCTACACCACGGAGCGTCTTGTTAATTCCGTTGGCATCCCCGTCAGTCTTGAACTGTAGAGATGTATCACCAAGCTCTAGGTTGTCTACCGGCATTGTCTCGCGGGTCGCGGGCTTGCCGTCAATTTCGAATGACTTCCCGAGGGTGTCTAACTCCTTAGAGCCCGACGCAATGTTCGGCGAGGTTTTCTTAGGGGGGTTCTTGAGGGGTTCGCCTGGCAGCATCTCTTCGCCAGGGTTCTCTATATGGCGAGTGGCTTGCGCCTTGCTGTCCGCATAGTCGGCTTTGTCCGTCCCCTTAGTCTGCGCTGCCTCGTTGGCGTCCAACGTCTGCCGGCGCTCGACTGCGCTGACTGCCGAGAGAACCTCCTCATCACCTACCTCTGTCGCAATTCTTTTGGCGGCCGCAAGCTGCTCAACCTCACTGCCGTTTGCCAACTGTGCAACGTCAGAGCTGGGGTCAGAGTATGCAGCCTCTACACGCGCCCTTTCAAGTGGCGTCTCGGCAGCGTTCATTGCGGCGAGAGCTTCGTCAGCCAGGAGTTGTTTCTTGCCGAGGTGCTTGACGCCTTTGCCTGCGGTTCCTTCAACCACCTTGCCGCCGACGCCCCTTGTCAGGGTCCGGGAAACAACGCGACCGGCGACGTCGAGGGAAGCGGCACCGCCGCCTGCGCCGAGCGCGCGGCCAGCATACTCACCCTTGGTTATACCTACCCCTGACTTGGTGGCATGTACGTCCGCCGACGCTGTCAAGCCTGTCTCAATGGCTGCGTTAACTGCGAAGGTTTTGCCAAACCACTTCGTGAGGGCCCACGCGCCCAGTCCAGCGGCACGCAATGGCGTGTATGCCATGGCCGCTATCTGCGAGGGGTCTTCAGCCATGGCCTGGGTGGTGCCGCCTATCGAAGAGAACGTAGCGCCCCAACTATTGTCGCTGCCTTCCTCTGCCTTTTGATAGGCTTCATAATCAGACTTCGTAACCTTCTGCGCTTGCTCATCAAGCGGTGTAAAGAATGCCTTTTCGTCTGGGTACTTCTCTTGCATGCGACCGCGCCATGCGTCATACTGCTCGCGGTGGAGCTTTGGGTTGGTCGTGACCACGCTACCCCAAGGGCTGACGTCGTCCTTCTCGCCGAGCGAGTGCGCATGGTTGATAGTGTTCGACCGAGCAACGCGCCGAGCGTTCAGGAAACTAAAGGGGTTGTCACGGGTCCTGCCGGTAGCGAGCGACGCATCGTATAGGTCGTCGCCAGCGGTGTAGCCAGTAGCGCCAGAGTGCTCTTTGTCATACGTCGTATCTTTGTAAGGCATCAGCGCACCCGCCCTTTGTTGAGTCTCCTGGCCTCCCGCTCAATGTCTTCCCATGTGAATCTGTAGTCGTTCCCAGTCTTGGGGTTCTTCCATGCGTCGTCAAGAGGGGCGTCGCCCGAGGTGCGCGGCGCTTCAAAAATCTTATAGTCACCGTTGCTTGTGCTGACAATGACAGCCTCCTCCCACTGGTTGTCTGTCATGGGTGCCCCAGGATTGGGTGAATTTGGTCCAGTGACGGGGATGCCTTTCGGGAACGTCTTGGGCTTTACACTCTTGAATACCTCGGCTGCATACTGTTGCTCCACAGCTTGAGGAACATCAAACCTGTAGGCTCTCCAATTCCCGAGCCCGCTAGGGTCCGCCGCGCCCGTGGCTACGCCGCCATAGGTCTTGTCGCCAACAGTAACCTCACCCTTAATCTCGCGCACTATAGCCTTGTAGTTTTCCTTGCTCCACTCAATCTTGCCATCCATTACACGGAGGGACATAATCATGTCGGCCTGGTGGCCTATGGCCTCGAGGTGTGCGCTGGCGCCAACCTCTTCTTTGACCAGCGCGCGGCGGGCAGTTAACCCCTGCTCACGGCCTTCCTCACCCTTCGTTTCAAATACTAGCTTCAAAGGGCGGCTGCCGCCCTTGTCGCTCTCGTACTTCCGCCTCTTGTACTCGAGGGTATCCATGGCGGCAGGGTTGTCGGGGTCCGTGGACAACTGCTCACCAACCGCAACCATCGTTCTGGCGTCGGCGGTGTTGCCATCCTTACCAGCGAGTGACTTTAGAAACGGAACGGCGTCGGGGCCCATTTTTTCAATGACTGCCCTAAAGAACAGGGGGTCACCCTTCCTGTAGAGCTTCAATAGTCCGGGGGCCTCACCCGGATTTAGGTAGGCCTTATCGCGGCCGGGGTTCTTATCGTTGCCTCGCCGAGCTTCGCTCAGGCGGTCGTCGATAGTTTCTACAAACCCCTGCGCGGTGTCTGTCTTAAGTTCCGTAGGGAGTGCCCAGCCTTTCTTGACGTCGTACCCATGGGGGTCGCTGGCCTTGAGCTTCTCCTCATTTGCTATGGCTTTGTCGAGGGCGTCGGCCTGGCCCGCTAACGCAATCCGCTCCTCATGTGTGCCCTTGCCCGTTGCGATTTTGGCACGCAACTGCTGTGAGGCGACGCGTAGCTCCGCGGTGGTTTTGTCCTGGGCAATCCCGGCAACAAATTTGGCTACCCTGAACTCGCCCACTGCCTTTCGCACCTTTGGGTCATCGTTCTTTAGCACCATATTCTCAACGCTCTGGTCTTCTTCTGCGGTGCGCGGGTCGCGGTTGTTGTGGGCTACGGTTGCTTCGTCGATGGCGCGTACTGTGGCGTTAGTGTGCACCTTCTGCTCTTCGACAAGGTGCTTCCTTACGTCGTCGCGCTCCGCCTTATCCAGCTTACCCAAGAACGCCGGGAGCTTTTCGTCGCCCTTGTATTTGCCATTAAGCATGGCATGGGCGTCGGCGAAAGTGAAGCGACTGAGATAGTTTTCTGAGGCACTTACCATTGCCGCGCTTAAGTTGCTCTCCGTCTTGATGTGACCAATATGTGGGTTCGCGGCGATTGCTGGAAACTCGTTATTCTCCCACACGTCCTGAGCGTCGACGTTGGGGTCGGCGTACTGGGGTGCGTAAAGCTCGGTGCTGTTCGTTTCTATCTCCGACTCAGCGTGGGCAGCGAGAACCGAGGTGCGTTTCTTGTGCAGCCGGTCCTGCGTGGCGAAGTAGTCCTTCTCGAGGTGGCCCTTTATCATTGTCTTGTGGCGGCCGGAGACATACTCACTATTGTTTATCATGCCCCACACGGGCTGGCCGCGCTTTGCCTTATTGGCCATGAGGCCGTCGATGACGCCGGGCGCCTTAAGCTCCTCGATAGATAGAGCGTCAAAGGCTTCGTCGTCCACTCGACTGTCGTTGCTTTTGTAGGCTGCCGAGGTAGTGAACGCGTCACTGGTATTCATCTCACTGACGAAGGGCTTCCCCCCGGAGTCCATTACAACTTCGTCGGGCTGGCTTCCGGTAGCGCTACTGCCCCCCCCACCACCGCCGCCGCCGCCGCGCTTCTTTGCAGACGCACCGCCAGACACTTCCATCTTACCGAAGGCACTGCTGAGGGTTTTTGCGGCCGTCGCCGCGGTGTTCAAGGCCTTTGCCTTGTGCATACCTGCGCGCCCTATGGCGCCTGCGCCCGCCGCGTAGCTGGCTATTTTCCACTCGCGGTTGAGGGGCATAGCATTGCCCTGTAGAAGCTGAGATGGTAGTTTAGGCATCTAAGTAGTCCTCATCCGAAGGCATTGCTGTAGGGGTACATGCTACTGGCGGGCGTACCTCCGCCCGGCTTGACCGTTGCCTTCCAGCCCGCGGTCGTAGCCCTTCCACTGCTACCCCCGCCGCCACTGAAGGAACTAAACAAATTCCCCGCTCCACCGACCAGCGTGGCCATCGCACCCATCTGGGCGCTCGACTTCGCTGACTGAGCCTCCATCATATACGCCTTGGCGTTATAGTCCTGGGCATTGGCTAGGTTCTTATTGTCCCACTCCGCCGCAGAGGTTCGCTTCATTGCCTCATCAAAGCTGCCGAACCGCTCGAGGTTGGCAATCTGAATAGAGCTGGTATGGTCGTCGGCCATGAAGCCACTAGCCGCGGCAACTGCCCGGTGCCTGCTGAGTAGTGCCCGCTTCTTACGGGCAGCTATGTCGCCTTCGCGGCCCTGCTTTGCACGGGCAAACTTACCGCGGGCACGCAATTGCTTGGCTTGGAACCTTGCGTTTTGCGCCTGGACCTCGGCTTGCTGGGCTTGTGCCTTTCCAGCCGCGATGGTGCCCATGGCAGACATAACTGTGCCGACCATGCCCATTGCCGCGGAGAGGCCTGTCATTAGGCCGCTCGCTCCACCTACCGCACCAAGGGCTGGTAGCGCTGCAAAAAATGCCATTACTTAGCCTTCCATCTGAAATAGTAAAGTGTCTTCGGGTCGAGCCGGAAGCCCAGCCTATATAGAAAGTTGCTCGCGTCGGGATATGTCTCTGGCTCTAACTCTGCGTAGATAAACAGTATGCCAGATTTTTGAGCGTGCTGGAGAGCGCGTAGCGCCCAGTAGTGTAACTCCTTTAGGTAGTCCTGACACTCAGGCTCCATGTCAATGAAGCCGTGCCAGCGGGCGCGGTGTTTGAAGTACCCACCGAAGCCAATAATCTTTCCTTCGACGCGACCACACCACGCAATCATGCTGGGCATGACCTTAGCGCGTGGGCCGATGTGCTCCTTTATGTCAGCCGCGGAAGCGCGGGTAACAATAACTTTAGGTTTAGACTTTTTCATTGGTCCCGATTGTTGGTACAAGGGCTAAGATGTTAGCCGGACGCGGGGCAACGGCGCGAAGGTAAATGCGACTGTCTTCGTCCCACAAACCTGGGAAGGGGATGGCGTGCTGGTCGTAGTGGTCGAATATAAGGTCCTGGTCAACCAAGCCTTCCTCTTCATTCATGCGAGGCATTGGGTCAAGCTGACCCGTGTCATTTCCGAACAAGAGGGCATTGTTATGGGTGTTCATAAGAACAAACCCAATCTTATCAGTGCGCTTCATTTGCGTAAGGGCGGTGCCTGCCTCCGCCCCATACGCTAATTTACTGGACCGCCAGTCGGCTTTGTATGGTAGGCCGACCACCGCATGGTGAACTCCCTCGGTGTACGTTAGCGTCACGCTTCCGCCGGTGTCGACGGTGAGAAGCTGCTGCACACCCTCCGAGTCTGGACTTAAGTCAATGTGCGGGGTACTCCCCGAGTCTAGGGAACCCCACCCGACGCAAGTCTGGCCAACCAAATGGGTGGCAATGTCTTGTAGGACGTTCGTGCGCCCAGTGTCCGTATAAGAGGTTGCACAATCCATAAGCCAATGTAACCCGGTGTCGCCAAGGCACTCAGATTCTTTAGCCCATTTCTCAAGGAATCTAGAAGTCGTCCCATTGATTGTCCTCTTAATTTGGTAGAACACAGCATCTTCAGCGGTCCCCGGTAGCACCGCAGCCTGCTCTACTACGCTGTCAGTACCAGTGTCCGTCGACCACGTCGACCAAGCAAGCACTTCCTCTTCTGGTTCGTAGGTTAGAATGGCAACTGTGCCATCGTTCAGCACAAGATGTATGCGAGTGTCGGGCTGCCTCTGAATGGCAATAGACGCAATACCTACCGACAGTAGGTCGGGCACCAAGAACGTCATTTCACTGTTCTTGTAGTCACCCAACGCGTCGCCCTCGAGGCCGAAGCCTACCAAGAACACGCGCTGTCCCGAGCGTTGTACGAAGATGGCGTTGGTGTCCATCTTTATCGCTCTAAGATTGGCGGAGCCTTGTGTCGAAAATGTCCGCGCATTAGAGTTTTCTGGCGTTAGCGGTTCATCAAGCGACGACGAGCGAAGAGCAATTTCCGCGCCCGAGGTTCCTATAATGAGTCGCAGCAACGACACAAGGTAATGGATATTATCGACCGGGCCAGAGCCCAGCGTCCTAATGATGGGGGCAGCGTCGCCCTCGGTTTCGTCGTTGTAGCTTTCGAAGTCGTCAGCAACCGAGCCGAAGATAGAGCCGCCCTGAGCGTGGTAGAGGCGGCCGCCGTGGAGGGCAACCGATGTGGGGTAGCCAGCGTGGTCTGACCAATAGCCCTCTTCCCACTGGTCAACCTCAATCCCGCCCGTGTCGGCAATGCGGTTGATTACCTCGGCCTTGACTTGCGTGGTTGACACGTACTCTGTAATGCGAGCAATGCCGGTGGTCGAGCCGCCGCGGTAGTTTATTTGCATTTGCCCCGCGCCGGACGTGTACGGTGACATGCGCGCCCTGTACCAGACCTTGATGTTGTCCTCGGCGTCGTCGATAGTTGCCGTGCGGGTGCCTGTGTCTGTGCTGGTGCCATTGCCGCCCGACACACTATTGTCTGTGACTTGCTTGAACCCGATGTCGAAGCCATCGAATGAGCGCTCAATCACAAACCCACCTTCGTAGGTGCCCGACTGAGTGAATACAATGCGGCGTTCGTTTGAGCTGGTCGCCGCGCCGGTGTCGCCAATGCCCGTGACCTCAATGGATTCGGTTATAGCGTCCTCAGCACCGAGGAGCCACACACCTGTCTGGCCGTTATAGAACATACGGACAAGTGAGCCGACGCGCGAGGGAGAGAAGAACGGGATGTCGCTTGTGAGGGTAACGTTGCCATACTGGCCGTCGGACGAAATCTTAGCGCCGGAGCTTGGAAATAGCTGAATAGGTCCGTCGTTTGGCTGGTACTCTACCACTGACCAGCTACGGCCCGTTCCGCGCCGCTCGATTTTCTTTGGCGCAACGTCCTTGCAGTCAGCAAAGATGACGTCGGCACTCTGGTCATACCTTATATTTCCCAGGTCGCCTGCCGTCCATGGCGTCCGTACCTGGAGCGTGCCAGTGTCGCTCATCGACATAGAGCCAATAATTCTGTTGGATTGCGACTTAGACTGAACGGTAATATGAAAGTCGGTCACCGGGTTGAAGGCTAGGTTATGGTAGCCAGTGCCAAGCGCCGTTTCGTTTACAATGTCATCGTCGTTGGCGGTGCTGCCGACCCTCAATGAAACAGGCCCTCGCTCGATGTGAATTTGGAGAGCGTGTTCTTTGCCTGTGTCAGCGGCAGCGACCATGACTCGCTTCTGGCCGCGCGCAATAGAGCCAATGGCTTGAGCATTCAGTGTGTATTTACCACCTGAGAGAGCGAACTGCGAGACATTCGTGCTCTTGAGTAGCTCAAACTCTGAGATGATAATGCGGCGGTCGGCAACCATGCTTGACGGCAACGTAATATGCCAGCGCCAGAAGCGCTTGGGGTCAATCGTGCCGGTGTCAACGCCGGGAAGAGTATAGCTTTTCTTCTCGGACACCGCCCATGTGGTGACGTTGGTTTGTTCGTCCTCCATTGTCCACTTGCCGGTGTCCGTATTGTAGGTGCCGGTGTCGTAGTTAGAGGACAGTAGCCGCCACTCGCCCGGCATTTCGTCGAGCCAGTCAGCCTTATCCGCAGCACGAAGGGTGTAGCCAGTAGGGGAGACATGAAGCCCCGTATCGGCTGTGCCCGTGTCGTTGTAGTAAGCAAAGTCTATCTGAAACCACGACGGTAAATGACTGCCGCCGTAAACGCCAGTGTCGAACCACTCACGTCCGAGGTTGTCAGAGACAGCGCGCCAGGCCGCATAATCATCGTTGCCCGAAATACCTGCACCGTTCCACTCACTGCTCGCGTCGACGCGATGGTTGCCTTCGTTGCGACTTGTGAACGTAGGCAGTATGTCTGTGTCGTTTGTAACCGAGCCGGTGCCCCCAACGGACGTATTATCCCAGCCGGTGTCACCGAGACTTAAGGTAGCAGTGACAGGCACTCGCTCAATTAGGGAAAGCTCGTGGCCGTCGCTGCCAACCCAGTACCGGGACGTGCCGCCAATGCCGCCTCCAAGCCCGGTGTCGTTTGTCAGCTCGACAAGTGCGACGTCGTCCGTAGCAGCCACAAACTCAACCCACGTTGACCCGGAGTCATTGAACGAGTTGCCTACCTTCTTGGTGCCGGGGCGGATAGTCATGTTGCCCTGGGTTTTAGGTAGCCAGTTATTCATCAACGAAGCTGATAGCCGGGTCCTGTCCAGGTCGACACGAGCAAGTGCCTTTTCGGAAATTAGACCACGGTTGAATGCAATGAAGGGGGTATTGCCGCGCGCCATAGGGGATTATCCTGTTAGATTAGACCTTGAACCTCTGTCGCCGCGGTTGCGCGAGTTGCGCGCAGTAGTCCAGCCGCTTGGCGGGGGGAACTTCGGATTAACTTCGTCCATAGCGTCGACGTTCTTGGCTTTGAGGCGAGCCGTTTTCTTTGTCTCGCTCACTTCCTTCTTAAGCTCCACGGACTGTGTGAGCTTGTAGACCGTGCGTTCGCACAGCTCGAGCGCAACGTAGCGCGTGAACAGTGCAGGCCAACGCGACAGGTCTAGGCCAAGGCCGGTGTCATTTGACACGTATCGAATGTAGATAGGTGACGTGTCAGCACTCCAAAAGTTACTGTCGTCATAAAAGTGCAGGAGCGGAAATGCAAAGTAGCCGTCTCCGCTCAAGCCAATAGTGCGAAGCCAATCGCTCGGCTTCGCAAACACTTCTCCGTAACCAAAGTTAGGCGTGACACCAGTGTCGGCTGTGGCTTTGATTGTCTCCATGGCGAAGTTCCAGCTCGCGTCCGCAAGACACTCCTCGACGACTTGGTCCCAGACACGCACAAGAGTGCGCGCCGCGATTGTCGCCTCGCCGGTGTCGACGACGGGCTTGTGACCCATCTCCACTAGGGCGTCATTGAAAACGTTGAGCTTAGTCGCCATGGGGGTTAGCCTTCCATTTTGGCAAGCCAGTCTTTGACAGACTGAAGGCGCTTAAATTCTTTCGCTGCGGCGCAGACAACGTTGTCCGCCTTGCGTATGATGTCGTAGCCCCCGACGCGGTCGTTCCAAGAAACTCTGAAGCGCTCGCTCACAACGTCCTCGATTTGCACGCCGAAGTTCTTCTTGAAGAGAACCTCGAGCCAAACACCGGAGACGCTTACCTCTGTGATATACAATTCCGCATACCAACTGTGGTCGCGCGGGCGGCAGCAAAGGATAGAGCCCACAAAGTCACCCTCGGTCGAGATGGCGCGCTTTAGCCTGTGAGAAACGGCTGACCAGTATGACGGGTCGAGGAGCATGTCATAGGTGTGTGTGGGAGGAAGCGTGTACTCAACGCGGATAAACTTGTGGCCGTCGCTGCTAAGGCATAGGCACGTGTCCTTCGCCTTGACTGCTACCGTCCTGTTCATGGGGACGGGCACCTTTAGCGCTGCGGGCACCGTGCCCGGCGTCGTGTCTTTGCGCTGCGTGGGCGCAGGCGCGGCCTTGGGCTCGTTGCCAGTTAATGGGTTGCGGACAGGCTTGACCGCCTTAGTAGTCTCAGGAATAGTAGTTGGCATGCTTGCCTCCGTTAAGCGAAAAGAGAAAAGGGGAAGGCCGAAGCCTTCCCCCAGTAGTGGTAGTCAGCTTACTTGGTCGCTCCCGTATCCAGAACGACAGTACCATTAGTACCGCCAGTGTCCTGAAGCACGGTGAAAGAACCCGAGTAATGCTGGTTGGAGGAGATATTGGAAATATCAATGATGTCCCCAGTATCAACACCATAGTTCTTGGCGTCTGCAAAGTAGCCGGCACCCTGATACGTGGCAGCGCTTTCGCCACCGGTATCAACGTAGAGCCACTTTGAAGGACCAGCAACCGCCTGCCTAATGCAGGAGAGTTTTTTATTATCGTAACCCATAGTGGGTATCTCCTTCTATTAGATGGCCGAAGCATCATGCAGCATTTGCACAATACCGGACTGCTGAAGCATCACCGCACCCGTGAATGACGAACAACGAGCGTAGGAATAGTCCTGCTCATCGTCATACCCAATTGCGGTATTTAGACCCTCGCCGGAGTCGAAAGCCGACCCGACGGCATCGCGGTGGAAGAAGTAACACTTCTCGCTCGCGGTGCCCACACCCGTAAGATTGGGGTGGAAAATCCAGTTGAAGCCAGCCCAGCGCAGAACCCTGCGAGTGGGACCAACCAAGGGCTTGATGTCGACGTAGTCAGCAGAGTTGAACTCTGAAATCTGCATCAAGTACCCACGAACTGCCGGCGTTGCGACTGCCCACATATTGTCGGCGTCTTCACACTGCACTTCGTTCTCGCCGAGCGTAACCATGGCCTTTGACACAAGTGCCAAAGTCATAACTGCGGCCGCGCCGAGGTTGTTTGTCGCCGTATCAAGTACGGAAACAATGTCAGCGTCGAGGCGACGGTTCAGCACCTTGCGGCACGTCTCCTGCATAAGGCGACGCTGGTCACCTTGCGACTCAAAGATGTTGTAGCGCGTCTTGCGAACAAGGTCGTGCCACTCGACAAGAGTCGCGGCGTTCTGGGTGAGGCTGTCTGCACGGGCAGGAATCAAACCATTGAGTCCACGCGTAACGGCAGTAGCACCACCAGAACCACCAACAAGGAATGTAGCCTGGTTACCTTTGATAACTGCCTCAGTGACAGTCGTCTGGCGCAACCATGACATTCCCTCTTCAAATTCAGACACCAGCTCCTGGCGATACTGAATTTGTGGGGCGTTCTCAGCCATGAGAAAACCCTCCTTTTCTATTGGGGGAATAGTACCGATTAGCGGGTTGCCCTACTATGACGCATTGAGGGGCCTTGCGGGTTGTCCTCACGTCTATAGGTGCCGTTTTTCGGTGGGTGTAGTGAAGCCTAGGTGGTGCCTTGCGGGTTATCCACGGTGGGCCTCGGTATGATAGAGGGGTTTATTCGCCCCGCTCTCTCATCTTTTGGCGGACCTCAAGCAGCTCTGCATAGCGGCCCGCATGGTTCTTGAAATACTCGCGCTTGTTGGTGCGCATAATCTTTTCTATCTCTGCAATCTCTCCGGCTATGGACTTACCTGAGCCCATACCGTCGGGTAGGGTAGTGGCTGCGGGATTAACGTCTCCGGCGATGTCGGAGAGCCACCGAACCATATCAGGGTCGTTGCCAATAAGAGTCCCGTCAGCAAGGCGCCCCCCAACAAGACGAGCGTATAGAGAATCAGGATTAGACACGTCCGCTCCACCCGGTGCCTCAGTAAAGAGGGAAGATATGCCCGCTGTCTTTCTTTTGTATGCTGCACCGTATTCCTCCTTCAGTGCGACCTCGGCCTCATATTTTTGGCGGTCGTCATTCTCATCCTGGAATGCGGCCATGTCCTCTTGCCGAGCATAGTACCAGTTAAGCGCAGCATTCATTGCGTCCTGCGACGCGCCGGCCTTATGCATGTCGTCGGCAAACTCGAGAGCAACCTCCTTGTCGTCGTCACCAATCGTCTCGCCATTTGGCAGGGCAAGGTTCTCGAGGTAGTCTGCGGGCTTGTCCGGCACACCGAGAGACTTGTGGTATGCGGCAACGTCTTCTTCGGACGCATTCTTGTCCGGCTTAAAGATAGCCTTGTTGGAGCTAATCTTACTCTCGGCTTCACGATAGTTGCCGTAGATAGCGGACGGGTCCGTAACACGCGCAAGACGCTTCAGCTCACGAGCGTAAGCCTTCTCGTTACCGGCAGACGCATGCTCTGCAACCTTCTCACGCCAGTCTTTCGGCCAATAGTCCCCCTGTGAGGGTTCCTTCCCTTTGGCCTTGTCGGCCTCGAGGTCCTCTACCGTCTCTGACTTGCTGACCTTCGACTCAGTATTCTCTGTATTGCTCGTCGTCTCTTGGCCTTTGTCTTCGGTTGTCGTCGTGTCCGTCACGTCGCCCTTGACGTCGTCCGTCACGTCTGCCTCTGCCATCGTCATCCTTAAAATTCCTCTCGCCTCTATCTTCAAAAACCTCTTGCGATATTTTCATTAACTTGATAATCGCAAGGCCTACTGACCGCCTCCCCAGCATATACGCCACGGTATCTGCCGAGCCCGGCCTAAAAGGTTCGTCGTATGTCATTGCCGCCTGCTCTATAATCCAACGAAGCACGCGCTGTTGGTCGTCCGGGGACGCATCCCCGTCGGCCATAGCTTGAATTGCGCGGACGTCGTGCTGACTATATTGCGGCGGGTGCCAATACTCATTCTGTTTCTTCTGCACCGGCTTTTCTTACCTCCTGAAGTCCCTTGCCTGCCTCTTGTGCGGCGCCGCCCATCATTCCGGCGGCCTGCATTTTCTCCATCATCTGCTGCTTCTCCACAAGTGCAGCACGCGCTTCCTCAACTGCGCCCTCATCCTTGAACCAAGTGGGCTTCCACCCGGCGGCACGCATAGCATCGCGCGTCGCTTTGGTCATGTCAGCATTCTCGAGCTGCGACGGGTCTAGCTCCGCCAGCGGCATAAGAATGTTATTCACGACATTGAGGTATTTCTCAGTGTCGCCCTGGTCTGCCATCTCAGATAGCGGGGAGTTGAAGTTGAACTTTATTTCTTGGCCTTGTAGGTTCTCAGGCATATGGTCGAGCGGGAACGCACCGTTGTCCTTCAAGAGATTGAAAACACCGTCCATAAGGGGTGCACTATACTCCTGTTCAATAGGCTCAAAGATGGGTGCCGCGGCGCGGATATGCTCTTGAATGCGACGCTGGACCTCGAACGCCGTCATCTCTTTGGCATTCATTTCGGGCAGCATGATTTTGTCCAGGAAGAATCCCTTTTGAATATCCTCTTTGAGGGCGGCCGCGATGTCGAAGCCGATAGGCATTCCTCCGCGGTCCTGAGTAATGGGGCGTAGGACCTCGCCGAGCTTCTCATCGTACTCCATGTCGGCTGTAGTTATGCCGCCAGGATAAGACGCGATGTCGCCACGGATTGCGTCTGCTATGGCAATCATCGGAGGATTGACGTATTTCTCGCCAGCCATACGGACGGTATTCATAACAGTCTGGAGTGTGCGGCCGTCGGGAAGCAACACCATGGTAGCCATGGACACACCATAGGCGGAGCCCGCCATTGTATGCCAGCGCGGCACGTTGTACGGGAAGTAGTTAAGGCCAACTTCCTCGAGCGTGTTCTCGCCTTCGACCTCGAGCACAAGTGAGACGAAATCGTAAGCCTCGCCGCGGCGGTTTTTTAACTCGTACTGCTCCCTAGGCACGACGACATGCCGACACTTGAACTTCTTGTAGGGCTCCTTGTCGGCAGCCTTCTTGACTGCTTCAGAGCATTTTTCGCCAAACATTTCCTTAAGCTGCCACGCTGTGGGTTCCCACTTGCGGTGCAGACAGTCTACTGTGCCCTCGTAGTTTTCCGACCACGCACAGTCGCGTAGGTGGAAGTTACGGAACAGTAGGGCGTCGCGGTCGGTGTTTAGACCGAAGTGAATAACACCGTTACCGAACGTGACAAAGTCGTGGTCACACTGCTTCGTCGCCCGGACGAAGTGGGCGCGAGGCTCGTAGATGGCCCGCCATTGTATGTCGGCAAGGTGTTCAAGGTACTGTGCCTCAGGAGCGAGGTTGTCAATCTCCCCGTCCTGAACATGGATAGAAAACCACTTGTTAGCGCGGGGCCGCAATGACGTTGCGACAAGATTGCCCAGCTCCCTACGTGCCATGACGGGAACAGACGAAGCAAGATGGTCCGCATACTCCTCGCCCTCATAGCGTCGGGACGTGAAATCAGCCCTCTCGGGGTAGAAGTTCAGGGCAAGCTCCTCCCATAGGAAATCAACCTGTTCTTTGTCGGAGAACATTTTGTTGCCTATGCGGATTTGCTCTTTTATTCGAGCGTCAGCCATTGCATGGTTGCCTTTTTATTAGCCGCGTGTGCCGCCACTAAAGTCATTGCCGCTATTTCCGCCAAGATTCTGCTTCTGAATAGAGTTGGAGGTGCGGTCAGCGAGGATAGTCGAGCGACGGCCTTTGCGCTTCTGAGCCATGCGCATTTTGCTGCGTTTCTCAATGTCAGGGTCGACCGGAGTTGGCAGCCGTGGCGGGGGCTCCATTTTCGGGGGCTTTGGCATCGCGGGCATTGAGGGCTTGCTAAACATTCCACCCATGTGATTATCTCCTTTTAGCCTTAGGCGCTTTTTGTATGTTAGAAATCTTTCGGCGGTTGCCTCTGTCTTCTAGCCGCCGGGTCATCACTGCAAGTCCCTCAGATAGGCACATGACAATTGCGTCACCTACGTCGGGGGAGCGACCAAGCCGCTCGCGGATATTCTTTTTGCCCTCAAGCTGTATTCCGTTTGCGTTTAACTCCCACTTGGGAGCGCATAGGTCTGCTAGAACCTCGGGCCCTGGGGGAAGGGCTATCGTGCACCCGCCCTCCTGGTCTGGGTTGAGTGCCTCGCGCAACTGCCACCACGCTTCCGCGCGCTTATTGTAGAAGGCCAGAGCCTTATCGCGCGTGCGAGTTGTTGATTTATTTGCCCCGTTGAAGGGGTAAGCGGCTATGCCGTTGTCCTTAAGGCGGAGCGTCACGGCGCCGCCGTATCCACCGCCAACGTCGACGATGACCGCGGCACTGTGTCTCCGTACCTCGACAATCTTTGCTGCCGCTCGAGAGCCGTCTGCCGTCTCATCACCCTTAGTCTTCATGGGTTCAGAGAACCACTCGCCATGCCGGTACAAGATAACCTCTGAGTCGGAACCACCACCGGCAGGGTCCATGGACATGCACGTCATGGTTGTGCCCTTCCAACCGTCCGGCTTCCAACGGGCCTGGGCTTGCATAACCCACGCGCTGGGAACACACTGGTCGGGCGCGTCCTCCTGGCCAACGTCCCACTCGCCGAGCATGTACGCGCGGCGCTCGCGGTCCTGCATACCAGCAAGCTGCGCGAGATAGTTTGTGTCCTTTAGGAACGGGTTGTCGTCGAGTGTCGCAGGAATGAATGTTCTGGACTTGCCGGGGATTGACATACCGTCAACCATGTGCGGGCCGGGACCGTCAACAAGGGTGTCCTCTCCGGCTATCGTAGTGTACCACAGTAGCTCGCCAGGCTTCACTGTACCATATAGTTCATGTGTCTTGTCAAGCCAGGGCGCCCAATACTTAAGAACCCAAAGGCCTTCAGGCTGCGTTGGGGGGTTTCCAGCACAAACAATACGGCATCGCTGCCCCGGAGTCGCAGACCTGTTCCAGCCAATGATAAATCTATACTGGCTCTCTGCGAAATCGCTGACCTCGTCGAAGAATATGAGGTCGTGAGGGTTGCCCTTGTACTTTTGCTTGTCTTCTTCATGCTGACAGCCGCCTACGTCTATCTGTTTTTCTTCGAGACGAAAGACCATGTCAACGGTATTGTAGAGCTTCCTGCTCCCCAGTATTCCAACCGCTCTATCCACAAGTGCCTGAGCCTGCTTATGGGTACGGCGGAGCATGAGGGACCTCTCGTGTTTTGTGAGCGCCAGTCCAATGCCCAAATCGGTCTTACCGCCGCCGGCCTGTCCTCCATAGAATAGTTCGTCCGCCTCCGTGTGACATGCCTCGGTTTGTGGGCCGGGCATGGGGTGCCATAGTGGTT